GACAAATAATTCTGATAAGACAGTTAAGACAAATAATTCTGATAAGACAGTTAAGACAAATAATTCTGATAAGACAGTTAAGACAAATAATTCTGATAAGACAGATAAGACAGATAAGACAGTTAAGACAAATAATTCTGATAAGACAGATAAGACAGATAAGACAGTTAAGACAGATAATGATAATAATTCTGATAAGATTAAGACCAAAAATTCTATTAATAGTGAGAAACAAGACAAAACAGGAAGACCAGATAAGAATACTAAAACTAATGATGATGTAAAGATAACTAAGTCTAATATAAATAATACAAAGAATAAAGCAGTGAAAGAAGTTAAAAAACAGATTGAATTAGTTGATGATGAAGATGATGATGATGAGATTGTTTTGAAAGGAAGTCATAATCTAGAAAAGCCTAAACCAAAGACCAATAATATTTCTGATGCCAAGAAACCTGACAATACAAAATCAGACAAGTCAAAGAATAATAATGTCAAGAAAGATAAAAAGGTAGTCACAACCTTGACATTTGAAGACGATTAATTAATGAACACGATTTATTTATTAATGAAATTAATTATTTAGATGGAATAAATAATTAATGAATCCAAATGACAATTTATTTATTTGAATTAATTATTTTAGATGTAAAAATATCTAAAAAATTGATTATTATATATATAGATCAGTAATGCCAAATACTTTAGCAAACCAATCTAAAAAAATGTCATCTAAAACAAAAATCACAAAAAAAGGGAGCAAAGGGACTAAAGACAACTCAAAGCGAAGAGTTATTAAAAGGGCGACAAAACAGGAGGAACCAGAACAGAAAGATGATAGAAAGGTGGAAAACATAAGTATGAATAATTATTATGAGAATGTATTAGGATTGAAATTTCTTTCTGGAGACAATAACAAATTGACAACAGATAACATATTTAGAGTATTGGATTTGCATTTTTCAAAGGAGTTCTATACATATAGACATTTACATAAGAGTTATGATAAATTTATTGATGATACAATTCCAAGATTTCTGACAGAATCGGAACACATTATTGAAGAGTTTGTTACTGAAGATAAATTGATAAGACATAAATTCAAATTCGAAAATGTGAGAGCAGATTCACCAAAATTATCTAATGGAACGGATCCAATGTTTCCAGCAGATGCAAGACATTTAGGATTGACATATGCCATGATAATTTATACTGACATGACACAAATTAAAGAAGTTGTTGAGATTAATGCAACTGGAAAGAACAAGACAACATCAATGATTATTGGTAAGACAGAAAAGAACAGACCGACATTGATTATGCCAGTTATGGTCAGATCTAAATATTGCAATCTGAATATTTATAAAGAAGAAACACGTGATGAATGTAAATATGATCCAGGAGGCTATTTTATAGTTAATGGATCAGAGAAGATTGTAATTTGTCAAGACAGGATGATACATAATAGTCCAATGGTATTTATTAAGAAGAATTCGAATATATCATATTATGTTGTGCAGGTAAATTCAAAATCAACACGTCCAGACGGAATGACTCAATCAGTGTCAATCAAGATTAAGAAAGACAATGTAATGATGATAAAGATTCCATTTTTACAAGAGGTAAATGTTATGACAGTGTTAAGGGCATTGGGAATTGAATCAGATAGAGAAATTATTGAATTGTGTGCATATGACAAAAGAGATTATCATATGGTAGAAGTTTTAAGAGCGTCATTGGATTCATGTTTTGATGATGAAGAAGAACAAAAAATACAAACACAAGAACAGGCAATTGACTATTTGATCACAAAGATGAAAGACATAAAGACGTATACTGAATCAAATCAAAAGACAAAACTAGAACAAAAGAAACTTCATTTAATGGATCTTTTCAAGAAGAGTTTATTGCCACATGTAGGGACAACAACATCAACAAAGAATCCATATATCGAGAAGGCATATTACATTGGATATATGATTAATAAGTTAATGAATGTACGTATGACACGTAGTGCACTAGATAATAGAGATTCATATTGTAATAAAAGAGTTGATAACATTAGAGATCTGTTTGAAGAGATTTTAATACAACAATACAAAAACAATATGGCAGAATGTACGAAACAATTTATGTCACGTATTGGAGAGGATTACAATTCTCCCGAAACACATAACGTAATCTACCAATTCAAAGCCGGAACATTTGAACAAGGATTTAAAGCAAGTCTTATGTTAGGTAATTGGCCAAGAAAGAAGGGTGTTTCCCAAATGTTGCAACGTTATAGTTATATGCAACTTCTTACATTCTTGAGTCGTATCGATTCTCAAGGCGGATCACAATCAGCCAGTAAATTAACTAAACCTCGTCAACTGGATCCTAGTTCAGTTCCGTTCCTGTGCGCGGTGCAAACACCAGAGCACGCGAAGATCGGTATGATTAAACATTTATCAATGTTAGGATCAATAACAATAGGAAACAATGAGAATACAGAAATTGTGAGAGAGTTTATTATGAAATATTCAGATGTCAAGAGAGTTTATGATGTTCCAATCCAAGACATTAAGAATATGTATAAAGTATTTTTGAATGGAGAATGGTTAGGTGTTATATCCAATAAATACAATGTTGGAGATAAATATGATTCGAATCCATTAATGAAATTCTATTCAATTGCCAAATTCAAGAAGATATCAGGAGTGTTTGATCCAGAATCAACAAGTATTGCATTCGATCACACTAAACTAGAGATTAGATTTTGGACAGATTCAGGAAGATTATACAGACCAGTATTCCGTGTTAATGGTGACAATGAAGTAATGATTACAAAAGATATGATCAATAGAATCAGTTTGAAGAAGACCGATACAGGAAAAATACATGATTGGAATGAGTTCTGTATGCAAGAGCCATATCCAATTGAATTTATTGATAGTGAAGAGCAACCATTTATGATGATTGCAGAAGATTTAAAGACCTTAAATAATGAGAGACAGAAAATCATCAATAAAAAGAAAGAGAAATTTACAGGAGATGAATCAAAGATTGTAAATAGATATGATGACAATTTCTTTTTGAGATATGATTATGTAGAAATGCATCCATCAGTCTTACTTGGAGAGATTGCAACAAATATTCCATTTTGCAATAGAAATCAAGCCCCACGTAATATTTTCCAATATGCACAGGGAAAACAAGGTATGGGTATTTATTGCACAACATACAGATCAAGAACAGATATCAGTTATGTATTGTATAGTCCAGAAGTTCCATTGGTTAATACCAGAGCATCCAAATATACATACACAGATGTATTACCACCCGGTTCAAATGCAATAGTGCAAATCGGTTGTTATACAGGGTTAATGATTTAGCCCATGTCATGATAAAAGTCATGGCAAGTCTACGCTATGATAGGCTACGTTACCAAATTGCGGGAAAATCCTATGATTTAAATTGCGATTACAACTACTAAGTTGACATAGTAATATGTTAATGGCCTCAGTGAAAATTGAGGGTATAGTTACAATGTTGTAATTGATGGATAATCCGCATCCAAGCTTCCAGAAAAATACATTTTGGAAGAAGGTTCAACGACTAGACGGTAACGGGCTGAACAATAATATTGTTTGGCTCAAGGTATAGTCTACTCCAACTAGTAATAGTTACTGATTGTAATCATAATATACTCATAGCAAGGTATATTAATATTTGAAAGATGAATATCAGTGGTCAATGACCCAGATAGGAAATGATCTGGTGAGATCGGTATAAAGGATAATCAAGAAGATAGTTTGGTTTTCAATTTAACCTCATTAGAGAGAGGACTGTTCAGATCGATGAGTTTGAAGAAAATGAATGCGAGTATTACAAAGAATCAGGAGACATCAGGTGATGACAAATTTATGAAGCCACCTCCTGACAAGACAATTGGTCTCAAGACTGGGCAATATGACAAAATGAATGAGAAAGGTTATTGTGCAGAGGAGACACATTTGACAAATGGTGATATAGTATTTGGAAAAGTAACACCAATTAATGACACATCAAATAGTGGTAAGATATTTAAAGACAGTTCAGAACAATATAAACACCATGCAGATGCAGTTGTTGATCGTGTTTATACTGGAATTAAGAATCAAGACGGTTTTGAAACTCGTAAAGCACTAATCCGTTCTGAAAGAATCCCAAGAATTGGAGACAAGTTCTGTATTCCGGATAGTGTTGATGTTGATGTATTAACGTCTGCAGGATGGAAATCACTAAAACAAATAACAAAGAATGATTTAGTTGCAACATTAGATAATGGAGTTCTGAAATATGACAATCCTATTGACATTTATGAATTCAAATATGATGGTCAGATTTACAAAGTCAGATCACAACAAGTTGATATTGATGTAACAATTGATCATGAATTGTATGTCAAGAGAAATAATCAGAAAAGTTATAAACTTGTTCCGGCAATCAGATTGTTTGGAACAAAATACAAAATGAAAAAGAATGGTATTAATACTAATTCTAATTATGAATGCAATCTTGATGAATTGATGAGTAATATTAATGAGCATAATAAATTCCCTGATTATGTCTGGTTATTGAGTCAGACACAGACAAGAAAATTACTGGAAATGATTGTTAAAGAAAATTATCATATTACAGATTCAACAATATTTGCAGATGAATTAATGAGACTTGTAATTCATTCTGGATGGAATGGTTCAATTATTGAAAATAACGAAGATAAATTGCAATTGGCAATTAAGAAAGATAATAACGAGCCGATAATTAATACAGATGAACAAGAATTATATGATTATTCAGGAACTGTAAGATGTATTGAAGTTCCATCACATGTCTTTATGATAAGACAAAATAATAAAAATGTCTGGATTGGAAATTGTAGTCGTCATGGGCAAAAAGGAACAATGGGTAATGGATTAGATGGAGTCGATATGCCATTTACGATTAATGGAATGCGTCCAGACATTATTGTAAATCCTAATGCCATTCCATCACGTATGACGATTGGTCAATTATGGGAATGTTTATTAGGCAAGATTGGTGCACTATCCGGTATGAATATGGACGGAACTGCATTTGAAGATTACAGTCTTGAAAAACTGGGAGATATGTTAGAGAAACTCGGTTATAAACGTACATGTGTTGAAGTTATGACAAATGGTATGACCGGTAAGAAATTACAAAGTGAAATCTTTATCGGTCCTACTTTCTATCAGAGATTAAAACATCAAGTAGAAGACAAAATCCATGCAAGAGCTCGTGGTCCTGTCACAGTGCTGACACATCAAGCGAGTGAAGGTTTTTGATCAAGCCTTAGTTACTTTTAAAGAAGTAGCTAGTCATCGGTATGATGGCAACACGTTCAAATTGCGGGAAAGTCCAATTTGAATTTCTCTGAAAAAATAAAATTAAAAATTAGTTAAATGAATGACATATATCTTAATATATTCTTAGTACTATGCAAAATATTGAGATAGATCAAAAAGATATGAAAATAGTAAAAAAGAAACCCAATATTCCCAATGAAAAAATATGGAAAGTTATAGATGGTTTAGATGATTATATGATATCAAATGATGGTGAAGTAAAGTCTTTAAAAACAAACATGATATTAAAACAAAATATGAGAAGTGGTTATAAATCTATATACATTATTAATAAAGCATACAAGGTACATAGATTGGTAGCAAAAGCATTTATACCCCAACCAAATGAACAGAAAAATTGTGTTAATCATAAAGATGGCAATAAACTAAATAATTGTGCAGAAAATTTAAAATGGTTGACAGTTGGTGAAAACACAAAACATGCATATGATATTGGAATAAATAAATTTACAAAACGGGCAGTTGTTCAATTAGATTTAGATGGAAATGAAATAAAGAAATTTGAATCATTGAAAGAAGCAAAACAAATTACAGGTGCCGATGATGGCAGAATTGCCAATGTTTGTAAAGGAAAAGCTATTACAGCTGGTGGTTATAAATGGAAATTTGCTAATGAAAATCCAAATGAAATACATAATTTAAATATAAACTTAGATGAATTTGTTGTAATAAAAGACTATCCAAATTACAAAATATCAGAAAATGGGAAAGTTTATAGTATCAGATTCAAGAAATTTTTAAAAACTCACAAAAATCCAGATGGTTATGAAACTATTGCGATATCAAACACAAATGGAAGAAAGTTCTTTTTGGTTCATAGATTAGTTGCAGAGCAATTTATACCAAAAATTAATAATAAACCACTTGTAAATCATAAAGATGGGAACAAATTAAATAATAATAAAAATAATTTAGAATGGGTAAATAATTCTGAAAATGTCATTCATGCTAATAATATGAAGAGAAATCAAAAACTATAAACTCCTAAATCAATGCAGAAATGTATTGATGGCTTTGGTGAAAAATCAAAGGTAAAGGAAAAACGTTTATAGGTTCAAGGATAATCCGCATCCAAGCTCCTAAGTTTGTGTTAACAAATAACAAATATGGAGAAGGTTCAACGACTAGATGGATGTGGGCTAAACATTAATGTTTAGCTTAAGGTATAGTCTAATCCCACTGGAAACAGTGTCACATTGTAATTCATTAAATCCATACTGTTTAGATTTAATGGGTGAATTTGTGAGGGTTATGATCTTAGAAAGAAATGTCTAAGGGAATTCGGTAGAAATGAGATCGATTAGGTCTAAGTCATATTAAAAGATATGGCTAGTCTCGTCATGGAGGCAACGTTACCAAATTGCGGGAACGTCTTAAAACACTCAAAAAGAGTGTGAAATAACTAATACTAAATCATATTGGAAACAATATGATGGCATTGGGGAAACTCAAATGGTACAGTTAAAAGTTAGTTATAAAGATAATCCGCATCCAAGCTCCTAAATTTGCCAATAGCAAATATGGAGAAGGTTCAGAGACTAGATGGTAGCGGGCTAAACATTATTGTTTGGCTCAAGGTATAGTCCACTCCCATCCGAAAGGATGATGTATTGTAGTCCTATTGCATTCATGATAAATGAATAGGGCGAGTATACATATACAATGATGTCTAGAGGAAATGCTAGATTGAGTATGGTATCAAGGCGCGCGATGGAGGTCTTCGATTGGGTAAACCATTTTGCCCAAGAGTAGTGATTACAACTCACTGCTAGTCTTCGTTGTGGAAGGCAACACAGTCAAACTGCGGGAACAACTCGTAAAAATATCATATCAAAAAATTGATATATTTAAATATTGATACATATACATATTACAAATAATACTAATTATATAAATTGTGAATCATGCCAGAAAAAAAAACAAAAACAAACTCCAAAGACTGAAAAAGTCGAAAAGAAAGAGGCTATTGAAGAAAAGGTTCCAAAACCAAAAAAGACAAAAGTTATTAAAGTACCTAAGATTGAAAAGAAATGTGAAGATAATAATGATGTTAAAAATAATGATATTGAAAATAAAGATCAATTAGAGAATGATTCTGAATATGAAGAGGATCAAAAAAATACAGAACAATTATACATTATTAAACATCCTGGATATGAGGATCTTAGAATTACTAAAAGTGGGAAAGTATGGAACACAATAGCAAAAAGATTCATCAAACAGTCAGTTGTAAATGGTTATTATCGTTTCAACTATAAGAATTTAAATAACTCTGTTCATAGACTTATGGCAATGACATTTTTGCCTCAAGAAGAAGGTAAAGACACTGTTAATCATATCAATGAAGACAAAACAGACAATAGAATGGAAAATTTGGAATGGGTGACACAAAAAGTGAATACTCAAAAACATAGTAAAGTAACGTCTCATGCAAGACAAGTTAAACAACTTGACAAAAACACTGGAAAAGTAATTAAGATATTTGACCAAATAACACATGCCGCTAAAGAAGTAAATGTTACTAGAAGAGCCATTCAAAAAGTATTGAATGGTGAAAACCAAACGGCTGGTGGATTTAAATGGAAATATGTTAACGAAGAACATGTTGCGGATAATATTGATGAAAAACAGATCAAAACAGACGGAAAAAAGGTCTATGATTATGATAATTACTATGTTTTTGATGATGGACGTATTTATAATACAACCAATAAAAGATTTTTGAAACCAGTTAAAAATGCTTCTGGAAGAATGTATGTGACACTTTGCAAAGACCATAAGAAAAGAAACTTCTATGTTAATAGGGTTGTTGCAGATCATTATTTGCCAAATAAACCCCATGATAATGCAAATGTTGAACATATTAGTAAAGATATTGCAGATAACAGTGTGAAAAATCTAAAATGGTCTAAAACAATTCAACTGACTTCAGTTGTAATGAAAAAAGCTGATCCAATCATTGATGATAAGAACGATGAAAATGATAATGATTCTCAAGATGAATAAAATCAAGATAATTAACAGATTATTTAATATTTGAAATTATGTATATGTGTAATAAATATTTATTGTAATAAAAAGAAAAAATGATATGATATTAAGTTATTGATACCAAGTTTACATAGAAATATGTAGATGGTGTATGTTAACTGCATACAATAAGGTAAAAAGTCAATAAATAGAGTCAACCCGCATCCAAGCTCCTAAGTTTGTTATGATACAAATACGGCAATATAAATTTGTAATTCTTTACAAATTTGTATTGGCATTGTTAATAAGTAAACAACGGAGAAGGATCAGAGACTAGATGATTGTGGGCTATCAATATGATAGCTTAAGGTATAGTCCAGCCCATTCGAGAGAATGTTAATATAGAGTTCCTATAGTCCCGCAACATTAAGGCTATATGTATGATATATTAAATTCTGTATATTAAATTCTACTTGTCATATAATTGACTTTTTTGAATTGTAATTGATATATACAGAATGGAGAGAGATGGAAATGGAAAGGGACGCACTTATAGCGCACGGAATGGCAAAATTCCTCTATGAGCGTCTCATGTATTGCTCTGATCAATACACAACACGAGTATGTGGAATCTGTGGAGCATTTGCCCGTAGAGAAGATTCCAGACATAACCAACCAACACCCGGTCCAGATGATACATATTACTGCCCGATGTGTAACAATTATACTGACATTCATAAAATTAATATCCCTTATGCCTTTAAAGTTATGATTCAAGAATTAATGGCATTGAATGTCTTCCCACGACTTGTTGTCCAAAAACATCTTGTGGTCTAATTTATTTATTTAATTAATCCAATTTAATTATTATTATTATTATGTGAGTTCATACAATAATAATATTTTCTTTATTATTCTTATTATCCTATTATGTCATCTTCATATTCTTCATATACTTCATATACTAATGATGATCACTATTATGATTACTTCAATCATTATTCATATAATAAATACTCTATCTTCACTGTTATGTTCTATGGTATGATCATTTATATGTTCTTAGAACGCTTCCTTAATATATTTTTACGTCTAATTAGATATTGTCTTTGTTGTTTTTCCTCTAATCCTCCTCCCAATCATACATCCTCCAATCATATTAATCCAACTCACTCCACTGAATGGAATATCATCTCTATGTTATCCACTCTCTATTTTGCTATCGCCGGTACCATCAATTATGAAATCTATGACTCCTGTTCTGATATTAATAACTTCCATGTTGACTCATTAATGGTCCCCTTCGGTCTATACCTTGCTTATATAATGTATGACACTATCTTCCATGATCTTGATCTACCTTTCTATTTTCTTCATCTTGGAACTAGTATCCCTCTCATATATATCGTCCTCGATGACTTCACTTATGGTCTCTATATTGGCAGTTCTCTCTTTATTACTGAATATTCCACTGTATTCCTTGGTATTATCCATCTTACTTCCGGTCATGTCAAAACTGTATTCTCCCTCTTATTTAGTATCGTCTTTCTCATTGTTAGACCTATATATCTTATCAATATCCTCTATATCATAAATAAATGCACCAATATTCATGACCTCCGATATGTCTTTATTGCTATTATGACCTATCTATTATTTTTCCTTAATATCTATTGGTTCGGTCTTATCGTCAAAAAAATATATGAAAAACTTTTCATTAATAAATCCTAAATAAATAAATCATCTTTATTCCCAATTAGAAAGTGTCACCGGTTTTCCATATAAATCCAACTCTCTCACATAATATTTAATTACATTGTTCTTATCAATATATCTTAATAATGGTATGTCCAATATTCCATTATTATCATCATTATTATTTGTATTATTAAATGATCCTGAATCTTTGGTCTCTGTATTTTCTGTATTCTCTGTCTTGATATTATTTAAATTGAGTCTTCCTGGAAATCTTATCTTTAACATTGCCATTTTCATTCCTGGTGATCCATTCTTATCCATCATCCTCTTAATCATCGGTCTCATGTCTCTAAACATTTTGTAATATGGACATACCGGTCTTGATCTATTACATGATTCTGGCTTCTCCTTCAATATGTTATATACCTTCGCATCTCTAAATGCAGTTATCCAAAATGCAATGTTCTTTGGATCATCCTTCTCGTCTGATATCTGTTTTGGTGCAAATGTAATATGTTCCTTATTTTCCAATCTTGCCAATGCATTGTTTCTCAATACATCAAAATTGTTTATCTTTCTTTCAGAATTACTCTTCATCGTCTTTCCAATTAATTGTAATTGACTTTCGGTTGTTGTTTTCACATAGTCTATTATTTCTAATCTGATTGACTGTTCGTTTGTCATTGTGTTAATGGCCTGTTTATATCTGTCAATCTTCTTTAACCAATCTGTCCTTTTTTGAGTTATTTCTTTTTCTGTTCTCTCATATTCCTCTTTTTCGCTCTCATACTTAGTAATATATGACTCAACACCATCATCTATTAATGAATCATCCTTGTCAAAAATATCTATCTCAATCTGTATCTTCCCAATAATTATGTTTGCATATTTGGAATACTCATCTTCAGTCAGTGCCATTTTTAGAGTCTTAATAATACTTCTCATAATCCATATCTTTAGTTTTTTGAACTTGTTTTTCTGCATTCCACTAGTTAATGGAAATCCATAAAGATCTCCATTATCACTCACACCAATTATCAAGTCTCCATATTCTATCTCTGTATTCGCATAACTTATCATGTACTTTGGAATATACTTCTCAATATATGATTTAATACCACTCTCAAATACATTCGACAAATTCTCCCAATTATTTGTCTTTAATAATTCTTTAATCTTACCTCTTGATCCTAATTTGAATGCAATCTCCTCCGGTGGATGATATTCTTTGTATTCTTTTGTCATTGTCTCATCCCCAATATTCATACCTATCTTCAATTTATTGTGTCTTGTCTTGAATGATGGATAAATATGTTCTGTATGTGTTCTGGTCCTTAGTTTCTTTGTTCTAATTAATCTCTTTATTTTTTTCCTAATATGATAATACATATTTGACAATCTCACATTATTTTTCCCTAATTCAACTCTCTTTATCTTCATATTGAAGAGTCTTTTGATCCAAAAAAAGGATCAATTAATATATTGATATCATAATTGATATTGACATTTTGGCTATTAACTATTTCAATTTTTTTGAAAAATTTGAATAATGCTATTTTAGATATATTAAATAATTAGATTTATTACATACACATATCATATCATGACACATTCTATTAAACATTCTGAAAGGAAGACAATAAAGTCAGAAGAGAAAAATAGTTATGTCACATTCTGGAGACCTACAGATCAAAATGGATATCTTGGTCAATGGTATGAGTCTGACATTAATATTGATAATGACATTGTCAAATTATTTCCAAAACAAATACTTGATCTTAAACTAGTCAAAGATCATTATCATGTTATTGAAAAACTTATTGAATATAAATCATTTAACACTGCTGAAAAATTTATGATGATGGCCAAATCTGCTTTATTCCATGATGATGATGTAATTGATATAATGGAAGGAATTAAAGACCCTAAAAAACTTAAATCATTAGGCAGAAAAGTCAAAAATTTTTCAGAAGACATATGGCAAAAATACAACAAAGATATTGTCATTATTGGCAATTATCTTAAGTTCACTCAAAATAAAAAACTAGGTCAACTACTCAAAAAAACTGGCAATGCTATTTTAGTTGAGGGCTGTCCTATGGATAAATTATGGGGTGTCGGTTTGAGATTCGACAGTCCTAATATTACTGACAAATCTAAATGGAAAGGTGAAAATTATCTGGGTAATTGTCTGATGTTTGTTAGAGAGTTATTATAATTCTTTTATTTATTAAGATACATAATAACACTTAACAACCAATGAAATAAATAATATGTATATCGAATATAATGTGAAAGATGAATGTGATGTGTAAGTTAGATAAAAAAACATTAGAAGATGTTGTTATTGAATTCATTAATAAATATGTGACACACCTTTTTATTAATAAATCTAATCAATCCAACCAATCTAATCAATCCAACCAACCTAATCAATCCAACCAACCTAATCAATCCAACCAACCTAATCAATCCAACCAATCTAATCAATCCAACCAATCTAATCAGATTAGTCAAACAAATAATGAAAAATATGTAATAGTGTATAATAAGGTATTTGAGGAGTCATGTGTGGATAGTTTAAGATTTTTATTAAGGGGATTATATTTCTATAATCCGACAGGATTGATATACTATTGGATGTTAGGAATATTATACATTATGTCATTTTCATATGAATATGATATTGACAGTTTACATTACAATATATTATTATTACATAATTTAGGATGTAAGTTGTTTGAGGATAGACCATATAAATTAGTTGAATATACAAAAATACTTCATGTAGATTTTAAACAGATCATAGATGATGAAGAAGTATTGTTACACCAAATATTAGAAGTGACAAATCCAATTGATATTTCAGAAATGAATGTCATTGATCAGAAATTAATAGAAATTATTTCATCAATATTAAAAATATCCTATGATAAAATATTATACAGAGAATATGAATTGCAAAATGAGATCGATTCAAATATTATTGTAAGTCATAAAGATCATGATACATTCAATAATATAACATTACGTGAAACAGTATTTGATGACGATACTACTTCTTATTGTGTAGTCTCAAATATCCAAACAGAAATGAAAACTGAAACAAGATCAGAAACAAGATCAGAAACAAGATCTGAAATAAAAATAGAACATATTGAGATTGAGAATGACAAAATAAAAATAACAAAAGAAAATACAACACCCAATATTACAAAAATAATATCACCAATATTTCCTGATTTTGACTCAGATAATGACGATGATTATTAAGATGTGCAAATAAGTAAGATAATGTAATATTATATTATAATAACTATAACATAATATCATGTCACACCAATATAATCCAAAAATAAACAAAATCTTAGATCAAATTAAAATAAATGGAACCTTAGATCAAATCAAAATAAATGGAACCTTAGATCAAATCAAAATAAACGGTACCTTAGATCAATTAATTGATGATATAAAAATAACGAAGGATCCGGTTAAAAGGGTTTTATTAAAAAGATTTATTGACATTAAAATGAATGAAACTACTAATATGAGAGTAAAATCAAAAAAGAATGTTGACCAAAATAAAAAGATATTAGATAATATATTGAGACAACGTGAAGACAGTTTGAAGGAATTAGACAAATTGAAAGAATCGAAAACAGAACAGAAGGATGAAGATGAGGAAAATGATATATTAGTCAAGAATAGAGGAAAGAATGAGAAATTATTTAAAAATAATAACAAAATAGATTCTAAATATATTAAATATATTGAGACAGATCAAATGAATAATAAACTAATGGAAAGACTTAATTCAGAAATAGATTTCAGATCAGAAGGAATAAATAAATCAATAATAGAAAAACCATTTGACGAAAATGAAAATGAATATTTGTAAATTACTTATTTAAATGCTGATTTAGGTTCAATAACTTTTCTATAATGGGTTTCAATACCATTATTAAGACTTGGAGCCACAACACGAATATATTGTCCTCGTTTGCCATTATAATATCTAATTAATGGATCATTCTCGGCAATCTTCGAAAATTTAGGATTCTTAATGTGTGAAATGTCTTGTAATGTTACAAATTCACATGAAATAGGAGCACAAATATGTGACATAAGATCAATCATTAATGATGTTTTGTCAAATGTTTCAACATGTTTCTTTTTATGTAATGTAGAATATACTTTATCACTCATACCATCAAAGACAATAATTTTATGATTATTAGGATATGATTTAAAGAAGTCATTAAGAATTGTGCTATTGGTAATATCTTTCACAACACTAGGAACCAATTTAACTACAACAATTGATCCGTCAAATTCTGCTTTGTCAACTTTGAGTTCTGATGAATCTGATTTAGTTTCATTTTTGATATTATTATCTAATTTGATGACATAAACACCATTATCAGATCTTTTTCCAACAAATGGCAAAAATTTACTATTATCAAATATATCATTATCAGGTATCTCAACAATACTTGCAGGAGTTATTGTTTCAGCTCTCTTGGATTGATCACCTGTAAATTTGTATTTTTGTAAATCTAAATAACCTCTACGTGTTAACATTCTGCAAATATTGATTAATACTGTCAATCTGGCCTTCTCATCAGAAAAGATTAAATTCTCATCTGACATAATAATCTTCTCATCATCTTTATTTTGTTGACCTTTTTTATCGTCAAATTTACCAGGTTTATCAGATGTCAATAATGATTTAGTATTAGAAGCCATTAATGTTTTTTATAAATATAGTTCTTAAATTATTAATATGAGTAATTTATATTAATAATAATTCATTTATCTTTCGATGTGTCTAATTCAATTTTTCTGGATCTAAATATATGATGTCCTTTTGGTATTGTTGTATTTATTCCAGATGATTGATTGTTTTTGACAACACGTACATTATTATGATGATATATATCACCATTTTCTGTCTCTGTTAAAGTATTTGTATTAATCATATTGAGTGTTTTTGCAAGATTAGTCTGGTCAGTATGTTTATCTTGTCCAAGTATATCAGGAAGTTCAGTTAATCCCCTTTCTGTTTCTAATTCTGTCAATCCAATATTAGGACCTATACTTGAATCTGTGAAATATTTCAAAAAATCAATTCTATTTGACTGTGTATTTGGTTGTATATTTGGTTGTATATTTGGTTGTATACTTGATCCAATATCTACATATCTATTCTCATAACTGGTTTGTTTTCTGAATATTCCAGAATTAGCATTAACACCACCTTTCTGTTCTTTTTGGTATTTTGAATCTGTATTATTGACAATACCTAGTTTGATTCTCATTTCATTCAAATAATTCGGATTATTCTCATCTCTTAATTCTTTGGCAATCAAACTGAACTGTTCGATTGACATATCTATTTTGAATGTGGTGTTATCAACCTTTTGAACTAAATCATTATTAGTAGATTTTTCATTAATCAATTGTGTAATAATAAAATTAGGATGTTTTTTTAATGTTGAGATTCCAAAAGAGAATATATTTCCATCAACAATGATATCAATCATATCAACCATTACTATATTTATATACATAAATAAAAAAGTTGTTTTTTTGATTCATTACACTTTCAAAAGTGATATACATATATACATAATAAATATATTCCAAACATGCCAAAAAAGAACATAAAGAATAATGATCTTGTTCAGTCTAAGACAACCAAGATTCCAAAGCCTACTATGACTAAGCCTAAAACTGAGACTAAAACTGAGACTAAAACTAAAACTGAGACTAAAACTAAAACTGAGACTAAGACTGAGATTAAGACCAAGTCTAAAAAATCTACTAAAATAGAAAAGTCAGAAAAATCAGAAAAGAAAGAGAGTAAGATAATGGAGAATTATGTAGAAACAGATGGTCAAATTGAAAAGAGAAAATTATCTGAAAATGGGAAATACATATTAGTAATTGTAGAGTCACCTGGTAAGATCAAAAAATTAGAGAAATTTTTGGGAACAGGTTATCAAGTAACATCATCATTTGGTCATTTAATGGATCTTCATCCCAAACAATTGAGTCTAAATATGGAGGGATTTATTCCATATTATTATGTGATGACAGGTGCAGGAACTAAAGATAAAAAATTTAAGAATCTCCAAGATAAAACGAAGGTTGTTAAGGAATTGAATAAACTTGCTAAAGGAGCATCCAAAGTAATTATTGCATCTGATAAAGATCGTGAAGGTGAGATGATTGGATGGAGTTATAAAACATTATTGGGATTACATGATGATGATTATGAAAGAATCACATTTAAATCTATTACAAAGGATGAAGTCAAAAAGGCCATTAGTAATCCTTCAAAGTTAGATATGAATATGGTTAATTCACAGAAAGCCAGACGTATATTAGATAGATTAGTCGGATTCATGATCAGTCCTACATTGAATCAAGCCATGGGAATGCATAACTTATCTGCTGGTCGTGTCCAGTCAATTGTTGTCAAACTTATATGTGAAAAGGAAGAAGAGATTAATAATTTTTTTGAAGGTGACAATCCATCATATTTCAGAATCACCGGAAATCTTGAATCCAAAACTAATCAAATGAAATGTGAACTTGTCGGCAATAATACTACTGATGATAATAGTGATAATGAAGATGAAAATGATAATAATGAACAACCCAATGAGAATGAGGAGGATGATGAAGATGAAAGCGATAACAAAAATATAAAGAAAGTGAAAATAACAGCATATAAAAATGCGGAAAAAATAATGATGAATATATCTAAATCAATTTTCAAGATAGACAATATCACAACCAGACAATCCAAAAGATATCCATCACCTCCATATACTACATCAACAGCACAACAAGATGCATCAACCAAATTAGGATTTAATGTAAAGAGGACTATGACAGCATTACAAAGACTATATGAAGCAGGATATACTACATATTTGAGAACAGATTCAACAAATTTATCAACAGAAGCATTGAATCAATGTGCTAAATATGTAAAAGAAAATTATGGAGACGATTATCACAATATGAAGAATTACACAAACAAAAAAGACAATACTCAGGAAGCCCATGAAGCAATTAGACCTGTTGATATGACAACAATAACAATTCCTTCTGGTGGAAAAATCGGTCAAGACGAAATTAAAGTCTATCAATTAGTATGGCAAAGAACATTAGCATCACAAATGACACCTGCAGAAGTGGATGTATATACAATTAATATATCTATTTCAAAGGAGAAGAATTATTATTTCAGAACAACAATAGATGACATAACATTTCCTGGATATCTGTCAGTATATAATATTGGTATTCATGGACAACCATTTGACAATATTGATAAAAAATACAAACTGACTGTTCCAAAAAAAGGAGACATTGTAGAAGCAAAAGAGATTAGATGCAATGAAGAATATAAGAAACCTCCAATGAGATATTCAGAAGCAGGATTAGTTAAAAAAATGGATCCAAAAAATCTGAATATTGGCAGACCCGCTACATATGCCGAGATTATCAATACAATCCAAAAGAGAAATTATGTTGTGATTGATGATGTTAATGGTGTTGAAAAGAATTCCAGATCTATTATTTGGAATCCTTCGGAAGAAAAAGAACTTAAAATGGAGCAAAAGAAGGTTCATTTAGGACGTGAAAAGAAGAAGTTTGTCCCAACACAATTAGGACAAGAAGTAAATAAATTATTATGTGAGAATTTTCCAGAGATTATGGATTATAAATTTACAGCAAATATGGAGGAACAACTTGATGAAATTGCAGATGGTGAATTAGATATGACTACATGTCTAACAGACTTTTGGAAAAAACTTGAACCATTATTAGATAAAATGAAAAAAGAGAAAAAGATTGAGAGAGTTATAGGTAAACATCCGGAATCAGGATATGAGATCATAGCCACAATGGGATTCCATGGGCCAGTATTGAAGATGAATAGATCAGATAAGAAATCAGATACAGTTATGGCACCAATAAAGAAACCACTCACAATTAATAATATTACACTTGATGATGCTCTTGAGATTTTGAAATATCCCAAATTATTGGGTAAACATGAAAAGAAGAATGTTGAACTTAAAACAGGCAAAAACGGATTCTATGTAACATGTGGTAAGGATGGTGCCAATCTCCCTGAAGATATTGCACCTGAGGATGTTGATCTTGAATGTGCAATTGAACTATTGAAAAAGAAACAAGAACAAAAAGAAGAAAGATTGAGTAAATATTTATATTACCATAAGGATGGTGATTTCGAATATATAATTAATAATGGCAAGTTTGAGAATAATAGGTATTTAATGATTAAGAATACTACAAAAAAGACTGCTAAACCATTATTTTTACCATTTCCATATGATGAACCACTTGAAGATATAACAATTGAAAGAGTTAAAGAATTAGGCAATGAAGCTAAACAGAAAAAATATAAAAAGACCAAATTAGAAAAAGCACAATCAGGAGGAAAACCAAATAATAATGACCCTGATAATACTGCAGGATCAAAAACTAAATCCAAACCTAAAACAAGTAAGACAACCAAATCAGCAAAACCCAAAGCCAAGACTACAAAACCAAAGACTACAAAGACTACAAAGACCAAGGCAAAGGCAAGAACAACAAAACAAACAATACCAAAACAGAAGAAATTATTTTAATAAAAAATGATATAAAATAAGTTTTATTGAATGGACAAAACTTATTTTATGAACAATGAATATAACTTGTTTAATAATAGACAATGAAGGGCATTATAAATGAACTATACGAAGATGGAATATTAAGAACAGATATAATGATGTTTTATTTATTTTTTATGATAATGAATGCAATATATTATATTGGTCTGGTAATTAAATACAAAGTATTTGGTTTTGATGACCGTGTAACATTTTATCACCAATTGCCAATAGTCGGATTATTAATAATGAGTTTAAGATATCCAGTATTTGCATATTTGTCAGTTCTACATTACATATGTCATTTTATGACAGACACAATATATCTTGTGACAAATGAGAACAATGAATATACAATCCATCATTTATATACAGTGACATATTTAATGGTAGTAATAATGAATTGTAGTCCAGAAATGTGTATATTTGCGATACCGCCATTATTAAATAATGTCATATATCATGGATCTAAAGTATATGAAACATTAGACAAGACGAAAATATTCAGACATATTACATTTATTTTGTTAAGATTAGTATATCCAATTCTTGCAGGTATGACAGTATTATTTATTGAGAGTTTAGGTTTTGGTGTCAAATTAATATTATTCCTTTTTTCTGTAACAATTACTCTATTAATGATACCTAAATTAGAAAGTGTGGATATGAATGCAATTATTAATTTATGTAAAAGGAATAAAGATTAAATAAAAAATTGAAAGTTATGGATCATGATCAGAAATAAGATAAATAATAAAATCATACATCAATATATAAACAAATAATAATGGCATCAAAGAATGGTCAGAATGGTCAGAACAGACAGATTGAACAGATTGATGAGAAACAATATGATATTTTTTGTGAGAATTGTGACAATATATTAGATATAAGAAAGGGGGCTATTAAGATTGATAAACTTGAGACAGAAACACCAAAAGAATTATCATCAGAAAGTGATAATAAGAATTTCGATTACGAAAAATTCCTCAAAAAATTGGAGGAAGGACAGAAACCTACTGATAATGAATTAATGTCAATTGACTTGAAGGAAATGGTCAAACATGATTATTATAAGAAGATGGCTAAAAAAGGTGACATTAAAAAACAGATTGCCGATATGATTGAAGATTTAGGAAATTCAGATACTAATACTCAAGCATATATGATATGTAAATCATGTGGAACTAATAAACAAATTCCCAAAAAATACAGAATTGTTAGTAGAAATCCAGAAGGTGTTGCATCACTACATGATGATGTAAATGAGGCAAATTATAGAGTTAAAGTATTTATGAAAACGGTACCTAGAACAAGAAATTTCAATTGCACAAATAAATCATGTCCATCACATAAATCGGAAATACAATCGGAAGCAATATTTTTCAGAAAGCATCCAAATACATTCGAGACAATCTATGTATGTGTTCATTGTCTTACAGTCAAACCTAATTAATAATTTTATTTATAAAAAATTGATATTAAAATATTTATTGATACAAAATATAAAGATAGCATTATAATTATAATAATACTATCTAATAATGCCACAACCTAAAAGTTCTAAATCGAAAATTTCAAGAAAAGTTCCTAAAAAGGATGTTGACACTGGTTCTGAACAATTCAATGAAGAAAAAAAGATTAAAAATAATTATGAAACGAATGACAATCCTGAAGAAGATGATATCACAGTTGACAATGAATTAGATGAAGATGGTGAATGGAATGAAGATGCAGAAGGTGATGAAGGTGAAGGAGAAGGGGAAGAGGGTGAAGGAGGTGATGAAGATTGTGGTTATACTTCTGGTAGAAGATCAAAAGGTTTGAAAAAGATATCTTCAAATATTGATAAAGATGATGACGATGATGATGATGGAGCAGATATTATTGCAGATGAGAATGATTTGAATCCTGATTTATATGTGAAACCGGAAGAAAGATGTTCAACACCATATTTAACACTGTATGAGAAAGTCAGATTATTAGGAGAAAGGACAGCACAACTTGCACAAGGGGCAATGCCGAGAATAATAGGAGTTGATGGAATGGATCCATATATTATTGCACAATTAGAATTAGAGTCGAAACAGATACCAATGATAGTAGTGAGACCACTTCCAAATGGTAAAAAAGAGAAATGGTTTTTAAAGGAACTCAAATTGAAGAAACGATTTATCAAATATGGATTTACAGGAGGTAATGTTGATAAAGATGCAATAACAAAAATGGCAAATAACTATACAAAGGGTGGAAGTATTACAGGATATTCAAATCTACTTGACACATCTTCCAAATTAATTGAAGAGAATGATAACCTTATTAAGAAAGAAAATAAGACTCTTAAACAAAAAATAAAGAAAACATAAAATAATTATCAAGACTAATATAAATTATAAATTAAAAATGGACTATAAAGACATATTAATAGTATTGGTTGTGGTGATAGTCATAGTAAGTATTGTTTATTTATCAGATGATAATGAATGTTTTGTAAATGATTATTATGATTGGAATTGGAATAATCCGAATATGATGACAATAATTAATAACATTGACTATTCTACAAAATGTCCTACTAATATCTGTACTTATAGTATGTCGTGTGACTATACTGATGATGCTCATCCGTGGTGCATAAATTCTTTAGATGATACCTCATATCTTTCAGAAAATGATATGTTAATCAGCAATTCATTTTAGTTAATTTATTTTGAAATGATTCAATATATGTCAATAAAGATATATTGAATAATAAAAAATTGAAAGTTTAATTTAAAACTTATAAAGACTAATTATATATTAATTATATTATCATAATAATGACTGCTCAAACACAATCAATATTAAATGATTTCAATGCATTTATTAGAAATCATCTCTGTGACAAAGATGATAAAGAGCAATTAACACATACAACATTAATTAAAGGTAAAGGGTCTAGATATAGTTTTAAGGGACCTGATTATGAAGAATTCATGAGAAAATATGTTGATGTTATTAAATCAAATCCTGATATTAGTCTTCATTTTGTTGAAAGACCTAGTTATCATGGTGTTACATTCTTGTTCTTAGATATTGATTATGATCATAAAGGAGGTAAAAGACTCTATAATGAAAAACACATTAAGGATATTATTGAAAAGACAAATGATTTTATTAAAGATCATTTCAATGTGACAGATTATCAATTGACAACATATATTACCGAAAAACCAAGTCCAACACCAAGAGATAAAAATAATGCATTCAAAGATGGATTTCATATATATTACCCATACCTTCCAATGGAAGAGAAACACAGATTTTTTGTTCTAGATCATTTAATTAGTTTGACTGTTGATAAGGAAATTCTTGATGATCTTAAATACACTTCTGATCCTAAAAATATTTTTGACACTTCAATTATCAAAAGTAATGGTATCTTAATGATTGGTTCTCGTAAAGAAGGTGGCAAACCTTATGAACTTACTCATATCTATGATTCCAATTGTAATGATATTCCTCTCGTCAATAATAATGATGAAGATGATGAATATGACGATAATAATAGTATTGAGGATTTGATTTACACATTATCAAATCAACGTTATGATGAACATGCATCGATCGAACCATATGAAGAATCTAAAGAACTAATTGATGATACATATGAGCAATATGGAAATGGCAAAAACAAAACAAAAAATACAAAAAAGACCAAAAAGACAGAAAAGATAGAGAAGAAACATAATGATAAATCGGAAGAAGATGATAAACATAATCAAAAGAAGAAGTCAGTAATAGAACTTAGAGACATTGAATTAGCCAAAGAGTTATGTAAATTATTTTCGAAAAAGAGAGCATCAGAATATACATCATGGTCAAGAGTTGGATTTGCATTAAAGGCAATTGATGAATCATTATTTCAAACATTTGTTGACTTTTCGAAAAAAGACATGGCTAAATATAATGAAGGGAAAGTAACATGTGAAGATATTTGGAAGGTAGGTAATGGATATGATTATACAATTGGATCTCTTAGACATTGGGCAATGATGGATAATAAGAAGGGATATTATTCAGTAATATCCAAATTGAATGATGAAATATTTGGAAAGGCAGAGACAGGGAAACATGTAGATATTGCAGAAGTAATATATGAATTGTATAAAGATAGATTTGCATGTGTTGATATTACAAAAAAGAAGTGGTATGAGTTTCAATCAAATAAATGGGTATTAGTTCAATCGGCCCATACATTAGAAAATCTAATTTCAGGTGAAGTGAGAGCAATGCTTACTGCATTTTTTACGGATAAATTAGTGGCATCAACAGACACAGACAATGGATTTGAAAGAGATACAGATTTCAAACGAATTTCCAAGGCAGTTAATAATTTGAATAGTTTTTGTGATGTTAAATTCAGAGAGAATATTGTTAGAGCTTGTGCCAATAAATTCTATGATTCTAAATTTATGCAAAAACTAGATGCCAATCCATATTTAATTGGTTTTGAAAATGGTGTATATGATTTGAAGGAAGATTGTTTCAGAGAGGGTCTACCATCTGACTATGTCTCTAAATCAGTAGGTTATATTTGGAAAGAGTTTGACAAAAATGATCCTATTTTTGACGAAATTATGGGATTCTTCAAACAGATTCAAGTAGATGATGATATGAGAGAATATTTATTAACATTCATTGCCTCTATATTGAGAGGTGAACAGGATCAGAAGTTTCATATTTGGACAGGTGGAGGTAGTAATGGTAAATCGGCTACGATCACATTAATAGAGAAATTATTAGGTGAATATTTTGGAACTGTCCCAATTACCTTATTGACAAGAGCTAGAGGAAAAGCATCAAATGCCACACCAGAACTTGCTGATAAATTCGGAAAGAGATTTTTGGTTATGTCAGAGACAGAACATAATGATGTATTATTTGTTGGAGCAATGAAGGAATATACAGGTAGTAATAAAATTATGGCAAGAGGATTGTATGGTGATCCCTTTGAATATGTTCCTATGTTTAAGATGGCTATTCAATGTAATGAGAAACCGACAATTCCATCAACAGACAATGGTACATGGAGACGTATTAGAGAAACACCATTTGAATCAGAATTTATTGAGGGAACACCAGATCCTAAGAAACCAAGACAATTCAAGATGAATAAATTATTAAATGAGAGATTTGATAAATGGGTTCAAGCATTAATGTGGATGTTAATTAAGATATATTATCCTAAATGTGTTGCATGTAAGTTTGCTATTCCTGAACCGGCTAAAGTATTGGAATGTACAAAGGCATATAAGAAGAACTCAGACATTTATTTGGAGTTTATTGAGGAGAATTTATTGAAGACGGGATCAGATAAGGATACAGAACAGATTACGAATATATTTGATTTGTTCAAAGGATGGTATAATACATCATATTCTGAGAAAGCACCACCAAGGAAAACATTTGTGACAAATCTGAAGAAGACAGGATTAAAACTTGATTCACAGAACATTTATGGAGTGAAATATGCATTTGATCCATTGCATTAATTAGAATTAATTTTATTTATTAGAAAAATAATAAATAATAATCTAGATAATTATCATAATATCGAAATGGGTTTTGGATTGTCAGATTATATTGGATTGATATCGTCAATATTATTAATAATAATGCCATTACCACAATTATGGCAGACCTATAAATTAAAATCTGCAAAAGACATATCAATATGGTATATTTTATTGCAGATGTTGGCAAATGGATTATTTATGGTTTTTGGTATAATACAGAATGAATTATATGTGATAATGCCGAATGGATGTTTATTAGGATGGAATGTCATATTGATTATTATGAAATATTATTATTTATACAAAATGAATATATCTGTTGAACCTATAAATAATAATAATCTAAATGAAATAGTCATATTATCTAATAATATCAAAGTCTGAAAATGAATATTAAATTAAAAATTGAAAATAAAATAAGAATGTTAATAAATATAAAGAAATAGTGCAACTAGTAACATCCCAATCTCATCTATCAATATGTCAACATTTGTGTTGCCGTTACCTACTAATTTACTATTTTCAATTGCTTTACTCAAAATCCATTCAGCTTTTTTTGGATTGCTTATTGTATAAGTAATTTCGAGGTCATCAAAATATTCTTTATTTGACTTTATATCTTTGCTTACATATTTCTTCAATAATGGTATGTTTATGCAATCTAGTATTTTGTTATGTTCTAATATATAAGTTGGTTCGTTAGTTATATTAATATTATTGGTTGGTTTTGCAGTTTCTTTATTATCAACCTCATGTTCTACTAAAATATCTGTAGGTTTCCTTATTTTGATTGCAATTCTCTTTTTTTGTCTTGTCTTGTCTTTGATTCAGAACTATATCATTATTTAATATTATGCTCATTTTGACTTGATGTTGGTTTGTTATATTCAAAATAGACAATGGATATTTTTGCATTAATAGTTCAATTTTTTATTATAGAAAAATTGAAAATTGCAATATCCTGTATCTTCTATTATTTTGACTAGAATTACTCCGTTCCGATTGCTTGTATTGCAAACGAAAAATGTCCCGTGTTCATCAACCAACTTGCCATTGTGACGCCTACGGCTCTACTATCTTTACTGGTAAAGATATCATAGGTAGTGAGCAACATCAGCCCTCATGTCGCCATTATAAAAGACGTGAAGAAAGACATGTTGGATTCTCTCATGATTCTATTCTTAAGTCAACCCCAACTGGTTATGTCAAAGTAGCCACAAAACCAATTTCTCCCTTTTCATCAAGCTCGTCAACTCGATCTTCTCCCACTGTGGTCATCCTCCAACAAACCCCGAAATCTTCTGATCGGACTCCAAAGTCGCGTCTTCTTAAGGAAGAACGAAAACAGCCGTCTAATCAGCGTTCTTCCCCCTCTGCATCCACACTTCAAGATGAAGTCAATAGTCTTGAAGACGAACTCAATCGCATGAAGGCCCTTCTTGCACAAGAGAATGCCCGCAAGAAGGAAAAAGAAGATCTTCGTCGTGCCATTGAACAATCAAAGAAGGATGAAGAAGACCGCAAGAAGCGTGAACAAGAGAAGAAGGATGCAGAATTGGCTTTGACTTTAGCTAAGAAGGAAAATGAAAAGAAGAAGCAATCTGACAGAGATGCTGAGCTTGCCAGAAGATTTTCTGGTCTTTCATTCTCTTCATCTTCATCAATGACAGGTCAAACATCTTCATCAGCAAGACCTGCAACATCTTCATCAGCAAGATCTGCAACGTCTTCAAGATCTTCTTCCCTTGCTCAAGTTCAGAAAGATCTCGAACAAGCTGAGGCAAGTCTTGCCAAGGCTAAGGCAGAACACCAAGCATTGGCCTCTGGTATGCAGGTCAATCGCCCTTTGCCTGCCACCAGAACTGGTTCGGGTCTCACATCGATCCCAATCACAGTCCCTTCATATTCTTCCCAACCAGTTGTAGTTGGGTTTGATTGTATGGGAAATCCTGTGTTCGCTGTTCCTTCTTCATCCTCTACCACTTTTTATTAAAGATCCGTCATATGGTGTCTGACCTTTAATCTGTAATATTATGTCTCTCTCTTTTTTCTATCTATATTTGCCCTATGTACATAAACCCGTTGGTAAAAATTGTTATAATTTGTTATAAAAATCTATGATTTTTATCAACAAATTTAACAATTGTTAACAACGTCAATATAAAATTTTGTTATTAAATTATTATAATTTGTTCCAAATTA